TTAACCGCTATTCACCATTTTAGTGGATGGAATGTGGATGCCATCACTAAGCGGATTCAGGTGAATTGCGTCGCTAAGGTGGTCGGGTGAAAAATGCGCATAAGTCATAGTCTGCTCAATTTTCGAATGTCCCAATATTTTATTTAACGTCAAGATATTCCCCCCATTAATCATGAAGTGCGCAGCAAAGGTATGACGCAAAACATGCGTAGCCTGGCCCTTAGGTAGATCTGGCTTTACCTCCCTTAGTACCTTGCGATATTCGACATAGTCAACGTCGAAGAGTCTGCCGGTGGTTTTGGTTTTGACGTATTTCATGACCTCATCAGAAATGGGGACGGTGCGCGCCTTCCCGTTTTTGGTTTTGGTAAACGTCACTTTTCCATGCATCATATTCTGAGCCAGCATATTCAGCGATTCCCCCCAGCGGCCGCCAGTGCTTAAGCACAAAACAGTGAGGCGCCGGGCGTCACTACTTAAAGCTGAAAGCAGCCTTTCGATCTCTTCAGTGCTGAGATAGGACATTTCGGGCCTTTCCTGCTTGAGATCTGTGATCCCTTTTAGTGGGTTTTCTGCGTGGAGATCTTCCGCTTCAGTCAATACACGGAATAGGCCTCGTAACGTGCTCAAGTCGCGGTTAACAGTGGAAGCCTTAACCCCTTCATAAAGGCGCTGGCTTCTGTACTCAGCAATAAACCCCTTATTGATTTTTGAAAGACGAGGGTTGCCCATATCACTAATTACCCGCTTAAGTTCGCGCTGTCGCTTCTCACCGTACTTATGACTTCGGCCGTGCAGCTCCCACCATCTATCAAGCAGCTCACTTAGTCGCCTGTGATCGGTTGGTTTATCCAGCCAGTCTTTGTCGTGCATATTGCTGATGACATATTTTTCAAAAGCCACAGCATCAGCTTTCTTTTTAAAAATCCGCTGTATACGACGTCCTGTCGCTCCACGCGGTCTAATATCCACTTTATAGCGTCCACCATCGATCAGCTTAACGGTCATAGCTGTCACCTCTGGTAAACACGTGATCTGGTGTCACGTAACAGATAGTTACGCGATAATTTTCATAGAGATAAGCAAGAAAGATGCTCAGCCAATTTTCTGGTCTGAGGGCTGAGAGGTTATTTCGTCTTGCCCAAAGTGTGCGAGAACCGGTGCGATCTGACCGGACTCAGGAGCAATCTTTCCTGTGATAAACCACAGGGCATATTTCTCGAAACGTGGGTGATTCAAGATGTTTGTTATCACTTCAGTGCTTGGTACGGTTTTGTTTTCTTCATAACGCCATAATGCATCGTTACCAATTCCGAGCATCCTTGCCACTTCCGGGCGACTGGTCAGCCGCTCACTTTCACGCATAAGCTTAAGCTTGGCACCAATACTCATATTCATATTGCAAATCTCCTATATGTATCGTAATATCACTATGTAAACCGCAATTGTGGGGTGATTTTTGAAGTAATACCCCAAACATGGAGATTATCACATGAAAGATGCAGTTTTGAGCGCACTGTTTAAGATTCCAGACCCGATCACTGCTGATGAGTTTTCTCGTCGAACCGGCAAAACGGAGTCAGCCGTTCGTCACATGATGGATCGCCGCCTTTTACCGATGGTCACTGAGCGCGAAGTACTTGGCCCTGATGGCAGTACTCGCCGCCTCCTGATTCTGTGGAACGAATGGCTTGAGATGGTTCATGAAGCTACGTCGAAACTACCCCCTGAGCGACAGGACTGGCGAGCAGGTTGGATCAAGAAAGCCAATAAGCTGGCGAATGATATGGGCGTAAACATGTTTGGTGGCGGGGCTACGGTATGAATCCTTATTTGAAAGAAAGAATAGTACTCATGGTCACTACGATTGCAGGCGTCCGTATCGGCGCGATCGCTGTTGCGCTGACGCTTAAGTTTATCCAGGTGTTTATTATTTAAGGATGGGCCTACATGAATAAACACCACTCACAGCATGGCAAGTTCGCGGGAAGCATTCGCGGTAACCACTGCGATAATCTACCTAAAGTCACCTGGATAAATAAGCACGCCGGGATTTGTTGCGGCTTCACCATTCGCGTATTACCGCGCAGGGTAGGCAAGAAGCGTTATCAAATTATGAAAGATGGTGATTCTTTCGGAATTGATTTTGCATTATCTGAAGCGCGCAAAACGATAGACCGTATTATCACCAATCACCACTTTATTAATCATTAGGAGAACGGGAAATGAAACGCCTTTATGCTGAACAGATTAATAAAATGCTGGAAGATTATTATTTCAACCTGGAAAACAACCCACAGGGCCGCGAGTCGCATTACGGCGTATTAGCTAGCGGCGTCCAGCACGTTTACGGTACAGCCTTCTGCATGAATGATGATGACGCCCTCAGCGAGCTTCGTCCGTTCGTTAGCGCCATCATGAATGGTGAGGTACCGTCACCAGCAGTTGTAGGGCTTGCTGTATGAGTATCTTCACCGAAGAGAAAACATCATGGGAACAGGAGATGCTGATCCGTGAGGCGATAGAAAACGCCGAACAGGGATTTACGGTTCACCTGAGAAACGGTGCGCGTATTGCCGTTAGCCCTGACAGTCCGTCAATAGATTTAATTATTTACGGTCTGGAAAAAACAATTCGCGGTAATCATGAGCGTGCGCGAATGACATTTATTGATTTTCTGTATTACTGGCATGAGAGGGTATTCAAGTCAATTAAACGAAAGCCGCGCCCTAACCACTAATTAGCCAGCGTTAAAAACAACGGTATTCATTTTGCCGGGGACTCGTTTTGCCTTTTTCAGGAGGTCGCATGGGGGGTAAGTCAATCAAGCTGGAAAGCGGAATAAGCGATCCGGATTTTGTGGAAATAAGCGTCAACGCACGGAAACACGAACGCGGGCACCTGCTCGGCTTACTGCGTATTTATGTTGGCCAGTTGAAAAAGGAAAGCGCCACCCCGGAAGAGATTTATTCATCAATCGAACAGTGGGCTGACGCCCGCGAATTAACCATCACTGAGGAAAGCAAACAATGAACCACTTAATGATCGACATTGAAACACTCAGCACCCAGCCGAATGCAGTGATTTGCGCGATTGGCGCGGTTTTCTTCGAACCATCAACCGGTAAAACCGGCCCTTCGTTCTATCAAACCATTGATCCGCGTACCTCGCAGAATCGCGGCGCGCATATCTCCGCCGACACGGTGATGTGGTGGCTCAGGCAAGATAAAGAACCAATCAGCGAGCTGGTAGGCGCGAAGTCGCATGAAATTGAGGTGATGCTGGATTTCGCCAAATTCATTGAAGGCGCATTCCCTGAAACCAAGAAAAAGAATCTGAAGGTGTGGTGCAAGGGCGGTTCGTTTGATTTCCCGATCCTCAAATCTGCATTTGAACGCTCATCGCTCGAAGGCGTTTCCATGCTGCCGTGGCTTTATTGGAATGAATGCTGCTTCCGTTCGCTGCTTACAGTGGCCGGAGCTATCGGTTACGCCCCCCATCCGCGCCGCTCAGTTGCACACAACGCCTTAACCGACGCCATCTATCAGGCCGAGCAGGTTTGCGAGATCTGGCAACGCCTGACTTCCCCACACCTCGAATCGCTGTGAGGCCGCAAATGAACCGATCACCTGAATACGCTCAGGGCGCATTGGCCGCCCTGCACGAAGCCAAAACCCTCAATCTCGCAAACGCGACAGCGCTCGGCGTGTTGGAAGGCCCAGCAGTCGCGAAGACCCTCGTTAACCTGATGAATCTGGTGCTTGACCCACTGATCCAGAAATACACCGCGATGGAGGCGAACCGTGATTAAGTCACCTATCAAGTGGGCGGGCGGTAAAACCCGCGTTATGCGGCAGCTGCTGAAGCACCTGCCGAAAGCTGATTGCCTGATTGAGCCATTTGTTGGCAGCGGCACGGTATTCATGAACACGGAATACCGCCGTTACATCCTCTGCGATAGTAATTTTGCGCTGATCAACTTTTTTAGGCAGTTAACCGCGTGGACGGATGATGTGATCGCCTTGTCGTGTGAGCTATTCCAAAACGGCAATGATGCGGGAAGGTACTATGAACATCGTTCGCGCTTTAACGTGATGAATGCAAATAACTTTGGCGGAATATCTTCCCTTCAACGTTATGCCGCGTTGTTTCTTTACCTGAACCGCCATTGCTATAACGGCGTTTGGCGTATCAACCTAAAGGGTTCGCACAACGTACCGTTTGGGAAATACAGATCCCCCCATTTCCCAGAAGCGGAAATGCGTCTTTTCGCAGAAAAGGCGAAGGATACCGGCACGATGTTTGTCTGCGGTGATTTTCGCACCACCATTCCTTCATCAGTAGAGTTTGACTCGGAACCAGACGCAGTGATGTACTGCGACCCTCCATACATCCCAAGCAGCAAAACCGCCAACTTCACCGCATACGGCAAGCCGTTCACCCTGGACGATCATCGTGCCCTGGCTGCAACCCTGCTCGATGCTCATCGCCAGCACGGAACCCGCTCGGTGATATCAAACAGCGACACCCCGGAAACCCGCGAGAACTACTCCGCTTTCAATCTCCACGCCTTCAGCGTTCGCCGTTCTGTCAGCGCCAAAAGCCGCGATATGGCCGGTGAAGTGATTGGCGTGCTTCGTATCTGCAATGGCTGTGGCTGTTCTGGCGGTGGTAACTGCCCGGACTGCGGGCCAGTAATGGGCGCTTCTACTTACGGCGTAATGGCTGCGGCGGGTGCATTCGACGGGGCGGAGGGATTCTGATGAGTGAGCCAGTCTGGTTAGCAGTAGATCCCGCCGATGAATCAGGGGATTGCACAATCGTGTCAGCACTGGTTTACCGCATAACCGGTAGTCAGCAGTGCCACACCTTCACCCTGATTGATTTTAGAGCATTCATCCTTGATGCGAGTGTACCGGTCTCCAGGTCATGCGTATCCGGTACAGGCTACGCGGAACAGGGCATCAGAAAAGGTGGACTCGTGCGGCTACAGCTTCCTTCCGACCTGATGAGGAGTCGCCATTCCGATGAACACCATTGATGCCATTGTGACCCGCGTTCTGGACGTTCGCCCATATCGCCATTTCTGGGTCGTCGAGGTGGAGGTGCTGTGCTGCGGCGATTACAGCAACACGATCATCATCCGCGATAGCGAAAAAGAAGCCCGCCAGGTTAAGCCCGGCGACACGGTAACGATCTGAGGGACCGCAAATGAACGAAGAAACCAATTACCGCCGGTTCTGGCGAAACCTTGTGATCTGCTGTGCGCTTTGCTCGCTGTTGTTCTGGATCCCGATGGGCTATCTCGCCTTTCGTGTTGGCTCTGTGGTCTGGGATGCGCTGTGGTCTCTTATAAAAATGTAGTGAAATCAAAGGAGAAAACTAAATGGCTTTGTACGAAGAGAAGTATCAACTCAAAGGAAATGAGCTAATGAATCGGCTGCTGGAACAGGTTGATGCATGGAAATATGTCAATAAATACAAGTCAAAAAAGCAACAAAAGGCGGCATTTTGCCGCCAGAGCTTATTGCTTGAAAACGAACAATGAATCGTATTTTCCAGGATTAAGGTTATCTGCATGAAGATCAGTCAGCCCAAGCTTAGCAATGCCTTGAACGAGAGCCAGGTATGCGCCAAGACCATCAACAGTAATGACGCGGTAAATATCACCAGCTTCATTTTGAATCGCTGTCAGCATCGGCATGCCACCAAGTTCAGCATCCTTCGCTTTGCGGACTACTTCGGAGATTTTCTCATCAATGGAGGACTTCACTTTTCCTTCTACATATTTATCTTTCATTTTTATCCCTTTTTTGCTGTATGCGTTGGCAATACTAACCATCTGCTGCGTTTGAGGGCAAAAAAGTTTGCCGCACATGGCGAGCCAGAAAAGGCAGATCATGTCTGACTATTCCTCCTTAGTTTGGGAATGGAACGCCAAACGGCAGGCTATCAACCCCAACCACGTCCCAGATCCTCAAATTGAGTATCTCACCCCGAAAGGCGAGCGGAAGACGCTAGCCTATGCGGATTTGGTCGATACCGTTTATCGCACCCCCATGCGCCCGCGCGAAGGTGCCGCGCGTGAAGCATTCGACCGCAAGGGACGCGCCCACTACCTGCGCCGCCGGGTTCAGACTCTACCGGCGTTTATCCGCAAGCGGTTCTCTCTGCGCCTGGAATCGCTGGAGCGTCATGACCCAAAAGAGGCCGTGCGCTGGCTGTTCAGTACGTTTGAACGCCATGTCTTACGCCGTGTCGATGCGGTAGACGCACAATACCTACCGCAGGCCGCGCTCCCGGCGATCCTTGCGCCCCTCCGTGATGATTTTCACCTGCTGCCTTGGGCGGACAAAAAACGCCTGAAACGACTGGCTTATAAGCTCGCCAACCTGATGAAAAGCGAGTTTATGCGAGAGTTTGATTTTCAGTATGAGAAAACCGCTGATGTTGAGTTTTCCACGCTTTACGCATACGGATTTATCGCCAGTAAAGCGACAGCGCTCAATATCGCGATCCCTGGCTGGAGCCGGTATTGCGATGAAGAGCTGGAAGCCAAAGAGGCACTGCGTGCCGTTTCGCGCCTTCAGTCGGAAAAGTGGTGGTTAGGTAAAATCCGTCGGATACACGACTGCTGGCGCGAGCACCTCATGATCGCCGCAGGATACGTCAGCAAGGTGGCGTCGCCGTACTGCTCAGATCCCTGCTTCAAAGAGTGGATAGCCCAGAAAAAGGCAAACTTTGAATTTCTTCAGGCCATGGAGCTGGAAGACCAGGACACCGGCGAGCGCACTTCGCTGCTTGATAAAGTTATGAGCAGCACATCCAACCCCAAAAACGCCCGCGCCGAGCTGATGGTGCGCATGCGCGGTTTTGAGGATATGGCAAAAGAAATGGGCTTGGTTGGCATGTTCTATACGCTGACTGCACCGTCTCGATATCACTCCACGCACGTAAAATCAGGCAGGCGCAACGATAAATATCGCGACGCCAGCCCGCGCCAGACGCAGAAATACCTCTGCAAATTGTGGGCGCGTGTCCGTGCGAAATGGGGACGCGAGGGGATCCGCGCCTTCGGTTTTCGCGTTGCTGAACCGCACCATGATGGAACGCCACACTGGCATCTGTTGCTGTTTCTCCACCCGGAAGAGGTGGAGTTTGCAACGGCGGTTTTCCGCAAGCACGCCCTGAAAGAGAACGGCAACGAGCCGGGCGCGCAGGAGTACCGTTTTACCGTTACGCCGATTGATGAAAAATTTGGCTCGGCAACGGGCTATATCGCGAAGTACATCTCTAAAAATATCGACGGCTACGGCATGGACGGCGAGTTAGACGACGAATCTGGCCAGCCTGTTAAAGAGATGGCAAAGCGCGTGCGTGCGTGGGCATCGCGCTGGAATATCCGCCAGTTTCAACAGATCGGCGGTGCGCCCGTTACTACCTGGCGCGAGCTGCGCCGGTTAGGTAATCGCGAGCTGGTTTTGCATCCCGAGATCGAAGAGGCCCGCGCCGCTGCTGACGCGTCGGACTGGCCGGGCTACAACCACGCCCAGGGCGGCCCGTTGGTATCTCGCGACTGTGTGCGCGTACGTCTCAATTACGAATATACCGAGGATGGCAATGATTATGGTGACACGGTCGCCAAAATCACCGGTGTCTATTGCCCCTTCACAATCCGTGAATCTGTCATTTTTACCCGCACCACTGATTACAAAATTGTGCCGAAGCGTAAGCCGTCGTCGGGCGAGAATTTGACCTTAGAAGGCCGCGTAGCGGCCCCTCGGAGTTCTGTCAATAACTGTACGGGGTGCGCCGGATCGAATGAAAAACCACCGTCAGAAACGGCGGTGTCAGATGATAAAACTGCACCCGACGACAATTCAGTGACAGAACTTCCGCTGAATATCGATGTTTTGAGGCGATATTCACGCCAGCAAAGGCAGGAGATCACCAGCAGGCTAAGAAAATCCACCCGTGAAAGCTCAGATCAGGCTTTCACGCGCACCGCGCGCGCCCTGCGCACGTCGATTGACGACGAAACCGCGCTGGCATGGGGGCCAAAAGTTACCGCCGCGAAAGATATGAGCCTGACGCCGGAAGAGGCTGAGCAGCGCTGGTGCGAGCAGCTGCGGATCGAGGCCGAGCGGCGCGCAGATAACTACGCGGCGGCGGTTGCGGAGTATCAAAAGAAAAAAGCAGAGGCCGAATTGCGCCAGATGCAGCAAATAGAAGCGACGCAAAAACACGGCATCTCCGAAGAGATGATCGCCAGCATTGGCGCGCAGCTTCGTGGCTGTCGGATTTTCGTCAGCGATGAGGTTGTGCGGTCAATCGCCGACGGCGCCCGAGTTCGCCACGGCGGCGGCCTACTCGCGGCGGACAATGGTCGGTTGCGTGAAGTGAAGGTATGGCGTGCAGGCGAGAAAGATAAACCAACTTCCGAATATATGGCAGTGCGTGACCTGGTCACGCGCTGGAAGAAAGCGGCTAAACGGAGAAATGAGAGGTAACATGTAGCAATTCAGCGTTATGGCCTTCGGGTCAGTCATCACCGAAACGAACATACAGGATGATAAATGGGGTTATGACCGCGATCAGTATCCATTCTCCTGTCAATCCATCATCAGATAAAAGTGGGTGTATATAGGTGGATAATGGTCGATTACATGAGATGAAAGCATAATGGATGTGAAGCGAGTAATTAAGTCTGTGAGGGAATGGATATTAGCAACCGCCCGATGAAAGGAAGGCAAGAGGTGCGCGTGCACCTCTTGTTAAATCACTAACGATGCCTACACTTTAATTGCCCAATTCACTATATAGCTGCTCTGACATTTCGATTTCTTGAAATATGTACCTGTGTTTTTTTGCTTCGCTTAGAAGAGACTCGAAATTATCATTTCCAAAATCATTGAGATGCCTTGTATACAATGTGGCTATGCTATTTCCAAGTGGTGTGAAAAAAATTGCACCAATGTTGCCATTAGGTCCCTGAAAGGAAGGGGATTCAGGGCGTCGGATTTTTAATACACGCCGGCCATACCGCATGTAAATATCTTTATTTTCTATTTTAACATATCCGAAATTAAAATTCAGGAGGTTTAGATGGCCTAGCTTATACTCAATGTTGTCAATGTTAAATTTATTTTCATTGATTTTAAAGGTTTTTTCTTCACTAAGGGCTGGGAGGAAGTTTACTTCGTATAATCTTATGCTTGAGTTGACCAAAAAACCAAATATTCTAAAAGTTTCTTCATCAAAAGAAGCTATACAGTTTAAGGTATGTAGGTTTATGGCGCCTGGCTTTTTTAACTCAAGAGAGAACGCCTTCGCAAGTAACTGCTTCCTCCATTCTTCATTGAGTGATGACGCTAATTGATTGAATATATAAATCCAATTATCATCAATTTCTAAACTTTCGTCTATAGACTCGTTATCCCCAATGAAATCCTTTATTTTATCCACTGTGGATAGCTTGTTTATTTCTTTTGTTAATAAGTCATAATCATTCTGTGCTCGAACTCTTTCAAGACCTGTAGAGTTTGTTATTTTATCGCGCAGGGTCGCTCTTTCTGCTGAAATGTTTTTTACTTCCTCTTGAAGTAGTGCCGATATTGCCTCTAAGCGCGCTTTATTTAGTTTGAAATCAGAGTAGTTTTCAACAGCTGTCTTAGATTGAGCAATCAGAAAAGGGCCAGTTATCTTTACAAGGTTGTAAAATGGTTTGGCTGCTTTTTGCACGATAGTTAACACGCCCGAAATACCAGAATCAGTCATAATCCCCCCTCACGAAACCAGTGGCATGGTATCAGTTGAAAAAATTGTTACTTAGGAATGATAGCGCATAATTTTGCACAAATTTGCACAGTTTTTAGAACATCGTTTTTGCTACGCAGCACCAGCACTGACGGGGCCTGGGCGGTCTGAAAAAAGTGCACAAAAAGAGGCATGTTTAGCGCGCAGGCGAGGCGGGGGAGCAAGCGCGCGCTTTGGGGGTAGGGAAGGGGTCGGCATGCTTCGCCAAAAGCCGCCTGCCGGGCGCGCACTTTCGCGGTGCATCCGGCGAGCGGGCAGGCAAAAGCCCGCCAGAGTGGCGCTGGCTGCGTCTGGTTGGTGATATGACATTGAAGTGTTGCAGGTTGTCCGACATAGCCGGGAATGGTGGCGCTGCAGGTCGGTACCACACCGCCGGGAATGGCAGTGCGGTACCTTCAGACTACTTCGGGGTTTCCAGCAGGGCGTAAGGGTTGAAGCGGATCACCTCTTCGCCGAGCCAGTCATTAACATGCTTCATCGCTTCCATCACCGGCGTCAGTTCGTTGACCGCAAAGACTCTCGCCGCCTTCTCGACGTCACCGAACGATCCGTTGCCTTCCGGGATAGCGCCCATCAGCTGCGGTGGCACGCGGTGAGCCGCGAGCATGTCATCACGCGTGGAGGACTTCACGCCAACAAACTCATCCTTTGCCGATATCTGGCTGAAGGGCAGGATCTGCACGGCATCCTTGCCAACACCGGGCGCACTCAGCAGGATGTTTTTAAATGCCCCACCGCGCCGGGTATCGGTCAATGTCTTTTTCAGGTTCTCTAGGCTTTCCCCGTCAGCCACTGCGCTGCTGACGTAGACAATACAGCCGGCGTGCGACCCGTTGTCGTAATAGAGCTTGCGGAACTTGTCGGCGGAGTGGGCCAGGTTGGCCGACAGCAGACCGGCGAAATACTCCGGCATGCCGTAGATCTCCTGGTGAATATCCGGGTTGATCACATGGCACACCGAGCCGGTTTCGAACGGGTGATCGTCAAGCCCGGACTGAATAAACCAGTAGGTGTCTAGGTCGGAACCGCGCCGGGTGTACTTCGCCAGTGAGTTACGAAAACCCATCGGGCCATGCAGGCGGTTGCGCCGCATCTCAAGGTACGCATTGCCGAACACAAACCAGTCGAGCGCAAAGGCGCTGAACGCCTGGCGCGATAACAGTTTGTGCGGGATAAAGCATCCGGCCAGCACGTTACGCTTGAAGAACAGCGCCGACTGGTGCCAGCTCGCATAGCCGAACTGGCGGGCCAGTCCGTACCAGCTGATCGGTGTCTCGTAGTACCGGCCATTGTTGGCGCAGTACATGTTATCCAGCAGGTCATGAGCACCGGTCACCGGCCACGGGCCGTCGAACGTGAACGCGCTCAGGCCGGGGGCTGACTTCAGCGCGTCGGCGAGGTCGGCTTGCTCTCTGGCATACTGCCTGCCGCGCGGGGATTTTCGTCTGCTCATTAGTACTCCATAACAGTCATAGTGTTGCCGCCTTCCTGACCCAGCGGCTCGTTAACAGTGGCGAGCATGGTCGCCCAGGCGAGATCGCCGTGACTCACACCACGAGCACGGTCGGTGTCATAAGTGATGACGCCGCCAGGCGTGACCACTTTGCGCACAGCACAGAAGGCAGTGATCAGGTCATACTCTCCCCGGTCATACTCCCAGCGACCAGCGCGGATCAGTTGCAGCATTTTCAGTACCAGCATGCGCTTGCTGGCTGGCGAGAACTGGTAGCACACCGCCGCCGGAAAACGTTTCTTCACGAGCTGGTAAACCGCCTCACCAATGCCACTGCCGTCGATACCGATGTGCTGCACGTTGTAGCGCGTGAGCATGTTAATAATCATGGCGGCCTGCGCCTCAAACTCCATGCCGCGCACGCGAATGGTCTCGATGGTGCGGAACTTACCGCCGGGGATCAGTGGCGCCGCGTTAACTGAGATGGCCCCGCTGTCGCCCTTACCGCTGGCCCCGTTGGGGTCGTAGCCAATCCACACCGGGCGATCGGCCATTGGCCGCATGGCGTAAGGCTTCCAGTCCGGCCACTCGTCATAGCCGTCCGCGCCACAGCTCAGCAACATGTTGTAGTCAAAGGCCGTTTCACCATTCTTGATGAAGGTGCAGGCGTAGAGGTTGTCATACTCTTCCGGGCTGTTTTCCTCCCGGATTTCGTCAATGTCAGTCAGATCCCAGCCGTTATCTACCGCATCCTGCAATGTGACGATCTGGCGCCAGATTTTGTCCGGGCACATCACCCCACTGTTAAGCGCCTTCCAGGACGTGTCGAACTCCACGCGCTTACCATGGCTGCGGCCTTTGTTGAAGGCTTCACCAGACCAGAAGGGGTACGCCTCGTGACTTTCAGCCGATGGCGTGGAGAAGTAGGTGCGTGTCAACCCCTTCAGGGTCGCCATCGCGCCGGCCACTTTCTTCAGGTTGGCAAACTGCCCGACCCAGAAAAACTCATCGAAATACAGGTTGCCGGTGTATGACTGCGCGGTTGCGGCTGACGTGCCAAGAAAGTGCAGCTCCGCGCCGTTGAACAGCTGGATCATGTCACCGCCCTTTAGCTCCACGTCCACCTCAGCAGCAGCTGCACGAATAAAGCTGCGGAACTGGTACGCCTGGCGACGACTCGCCGACAGGAAGATCTGGTTGAGCTGGTGCTTGTATTTCACGTCACCCGTTAGCGCACGCAGCAGCGCCTCGCGGGCAAAGTACCACGTCGCCCCAACCTGACGGCTTTTCAGGATCGCCCGGTTGCGGTGATGAAGGTTTTCATACCAGGTTTTTTGGTGCCAGTGCAGTGAGTCGATGATGCTGGCACGCAGCGCGGAGATCTGCGCCTCTGAAAAGAAGTTTTGTTTCTTGCGGATCTTCTTCTTCGGCTGCGTCACTGGCGTGCCGTTATCCAGCTTTTTCAACTGTCGCGTCAGCAGGTCAATTTCCTTGAAGTCGCCACCGGTCTTTGTGTCCTTACCGGTGAGCTGGATCAGTCGTGCATCAATGGACGTTGTGACGCGCTGGATCGGCGGCGTACTGTCCCATTCGTCACGTTTTTTCCATGAGTAAATCGTGTTCTGATTGATACCCATAAGGCGCGCGATCTCCGCCGGAGGGTACCCCTGCCAGTAGAGCTGCCGTGCCCGCAGCATGATGAATGCTTCTTCAGTCGCCATTTGTCCTCCTCGCTTCCTGCCGGGGAGATTAACCCGCGCGCGCGTGCCCTTTCGCCCGCTTTTGGTTGTGGCCGCCCCCTCACAACAACAACGCGTTGAGCGCGTGCGTCACCGCCTGCCATCATCACCGGGAACTCAGAAACCGAGCGAGTAAACGAACATGGCAGGCACAACCAAACCCCGTAAGAAGTTTCGCGTTGCCGTCTCCGGTAACACCGTGGATGGCCGCGAAATCCAGCCGCAGCACCTCCGCGACGCAGCGGCGAACTACAACCTTGAGGTGTACGCCGCACGCGTCAACATCGAGCACTTTCTCTCTCCGTATCCCGGTAGCGATTTTGGCGCGATGGGGGATGTTGTGGCGCTGAGCGCCGAGGATATTACCGAAGGGCCGCTGGCCGGTCGCACTGGACTTTATGCGGAGATCGAACCCTCCGAGCGCATGAAACAGATGACCGATAAAGGTCAGAAGGTCTACTCCAGTATTGAGCTGCATCCGCAGTTTGCCCTTAACGGCAAGGCTTACATGATGGGCCTGGCGATGACTGACACCCCGGCAAGCCTGGGGACTGAGCGCCTGAAGTTTGCCGCACAGCAACGCGCCTCGGTGATGGCCTTCAACAACCAGCAGGCGGAAGCGCCGATGATCACCGAAGCGATCGAGGTGGAAGTGATTGAACTGGCCGCCCAGCGAAGTGACGAGGGTAAGCAGTGGTTTAACCGCGTAATGGGCATTCTCGGTAAGGGCCAGAAAACCGACGATCAGCGCTTCAGCCAGGTACATCAGGCCGTTGAGGCCGTGGCTCAGTCGCAGTCTGAGCAGCTTGATCGGTTTAACACTGCCGAGCAGGAGCGTCAGCAGGACAAGGTTACCATCCAGAAGCTGACCACTGACCTTGCCGCACTGCGCCAGCAGCTTGAAGGGACGGACGGCAATTTCAGCCAGCGCCAGCCAGCGAACGGCGGCGCTAACGCGCAGCTCGCTGACTACTGATATCCATAAAGAGAGAAACCGCACATGAGAAACTCCACCCGCAGGCACTTTGACGGTTACGTTGCCCGTCAGGCGCAGCTGAACGGCGTCACCGCCGCCGCCGTTGCGGCACAGTTTAGCGTTGATCCGACTGTGCAGCAGCGCCTTGAAGCGGCCGCGCAGCAGGATGATGCTTTCCTGAAACTGATCAACGTCTTTGGCGTTGATGAGCAGATCGGCCAGAAAATCCTGATCGGCAGCAAAGGCCCGCTGGCGGGCGTCAACAACAGCACCACCAACCGTCGCAATCCTGGCGCTAACAACCAGATGGATCCGTACAACTATCTGTGCCGTAAAACTAACTACGACTACGCCGTGAGCTACGCGCAAATGGATGCGTGGGCGCATCAGCCGAACTTCCAGCCGCTGATTAGCTCTGCGATGGCCCGTCAGATGTCGCTCGACCGCATCATGATCGGCTTTAACGGTACCAGTTACGCCGACCCATCAGACCGCGCAGCGAATCCGCTGTTGCAGGATTGTGGTATTGGCTGGCTGCAAAAAATCCGCAACGAAGCGGCGCACCGCCGCATTACCGGCGTGACGATCACCTCGCGCGACCAGAACAACGCCATTGTCGCGCAGGGCACCTACGGCAACGTAGCGGCGGCGGTCTATGACGCCAAAAACAGCCTCATGGACGAGTGGCACAAGCGTAACCCTGACAACGTGGTGATTTTGTCCGGCGATCTGCTGACAACCAGCAATTTCCCGACCATCAATGCCATAAGCCAGACCAACCCGAACACCGAAATGCTGGCTGGTCAGCTGATTGTGGCGCAGGAACGCGTAGGCAACATGCCGACCTTTATCGCGCCTTACATGCCGGGTAACGCGATTCTTATCACGCCGTTTAAAAACCTCTCGATCTACTACCAGCGTGGTGGTCTGCGCCGGACGATCAAAGAGGAGCCGGAATACAACCGCGTGGCAACGTACCAGTCCTCAAACGATGACTTCATCGTGGAAGACTACGGCGCGGTGGCCTTTATCGACGGCATCACCTTTGCCGAAGCACCGGGCGGCGAGTAACCGCGCACTGGCGGGCTTCGGCCCGCCGTTAATCGGGGAAGAGACAATGCTGACACCGGCACAAAAACATTTTCAACGCGTCATGGCTGAACGTCATGGCAAAACCGACGAGCAGTCCGATACCGCCCGGACGGCGCACGAGCAGATCATGCACCGGCTACGCATGGATCAGAGTGCATTAAAGCGAGTGCAGTCTGACCAGGCAAAAGCGGCGATGAAACGCCAGTTGCTGCCGCATTACGAGGGCTGGATCGAGGGCACGCTCGACGGCGACAGCGGCCGACAGGATGAGGTGATTGTCACCCTGATGGTCTGGGCGATCGATGCCGGTGATTACGCGCTGGCCGCCCGCATTGGTCGCTATGTCGTCACGCATGGTCTGCTGATGCCTGACCGCTTCAACCGTACCGCCGCAACCGTTCTGGTCGATGAGATTTGCGATCCGATCCTGGTACAGGTCAAGGCAGACGATACCACCGACGTCACACCGTACCTGGCGGTGCTTGATGAGGTTGCGGACTTTACCGCCGGCAGCGATATGCCCGACGTGGTTCGCGCCAAGCTATGCAAAGCGCGTGCCTTTGCGCTGCGTAACGGCACAACCGAAGAACAGACCACCGCGCTGGCACTGTTGCGCCAGGCGCTGACGCTGGATGCGGGCGCCGGGGTGAAAAAAGAGATCGAGCGACTGGCCCGCGTGGTTAAGAAAGCCGCTGCACAGACAGGTACTGACGGTACCGATAGCACCGATGGCGGAGAAGGCACCGAAGGCGCTGGCGATGCTGGCGGCGATACCGCAGCGGACGGCGCAGGCGAAGCTGCAGCATCGTCAGATCCGGCGGTAGCGGCCAGCGCCACAGCGACCAAAGCCACCCGCAAAAGCCCAACCCGTAAACCGGCAGCGCGCAAAACAACCGTGAAAAAAGCGCCAGCCGCCAAAAAATAACCGACTTGCGCCCCGTGCGCTGGCGGCGCGGGCGGAGATCTGCAACGCATTGCGTTTTCTTTTCTCCGTCCGCCCACCGCCACCTATTCAGGAGACGACGCGATGAGCCTTGTAGCCGGTCGCACTGTTACCCCCTCCTCGGAGGATGTGCCGGACACTGACGACGGTGGCGAGAAAGTCACCGCCGGGACGTTCTGGCCGGAAATCGCCCTGAGCGATGTGCGCATGGAGATGCGTATCAATGGCGCGGTGACCACCTCGCGCCTGAAGCAAGCCGTTATTGAGGGGGTATCCCACACCCTCGAACAGCTTGCTGACTGGCAGGCCGCCCAGCTCGCAGCGGGTTACACCCAACTGGCCGACGTCCCGGCGGTCAGGGTGAACAGCGAGAGCGTGAAGGTTCATCGCTACCGCCGTGCGGTATTCAGTATCGCTCGCGCGCATATCCTCGGCACGAACCGGGACGTGGACACCACCGGCGACGCGGGCGAGAAACGCGCCGTCGCGCTGGCTTCACAGGCCGACGATATGTGGCGCGATGCGCGCTGGGCTATCTCCGACATTCGCGGCACCGTGCGTAATACTGCGGAGGCGTTCTGATGAAAGTCAAAGCGTTGCAGGGCGACACGGTAGACCTGTTATGTCAGCGGCACTACGGCACCACGCAGGGCGTGACTGAGGCAGTCCTCGCCGCTAACAAAGCGCTGGCCGGTCAGATTTTTCTCGACGCCGGCCAGGTGGTGGAGCTGCCGGAAATCAGCGCCACCGCGACACAGGAGACCGTGCAGCTATGGACTTAATTAATCGCATCTGGAATGGCGTGACGTACTCCTGGTCAACGCTGCTGACCAGCATCGGCGTGATGACGCAAAAGGACTGGCTGGCCGCCATTGGGGTGCTGATTGGTATTGTGGCCGCCTTGCTTGGTGAGCTGCATCGCCGCCGCATGGCGCGTATTCAGGAGACCAACAACACGCTGCTGAACGAACTGATCGACGCGATTCGCGACGACACCGAGAACCGCCAGGACGTTAAAGAGCTGATCAGTACCATTCGGGGGGCGCAACGATGAAAAAACGCATTATTGCCTGCTCAACCGCCGCGATCATCTCACTGGCCGCCACGCTGTGGCCGCAGGCGCTGCGAACCAGTCCGGAAGCACAACTGAAGATGGCGAAGTACGAGGACTGCCGAAAGACCCCGTACTATTGCCCGGCTGGCGTGCTGACTATTGGGATCGGCTCCACCTCAAAAGTGGAGGATCGCCAGTATGCCGAGGGCGAGATCGCCGAGCGCTGGGTTAACGACCTTTTGCGCGCTGAGAAATGCACGAACCGTGAATTTAACGGTGCCGCTGCACCGCAGAAAGTCTTCGAGAGCATGACAGACGGCACCTTTAACGTCGGCTGTACCGGGCTGGGCTGGTACACCAACGCCAAAGGACAGAAGGTGCGAACCACCCTCTGGCGCCACGCGCAGGCGGGCAACTGGAAAGGGGTATGCGAACGGCTGACGGACTTTGTCAACTCCGCCGGGAAGCGCTCGCAGGGGCTGGTTAATCGCCGGACAGATTTTCAGGCGTGGTGCTTATCCGACCCCGCGCTGAAGGGGGCGAAATGAAAGCGACAGCCATTCTTGCCATCGTGACGTTTGTCCTGCTGATTGCCGCCGCCAGTGGTCTTGCCTGGCAAAGCCATAAGCGCGAACAGGCAGAGCGATCACTGACCAGCACCCGGGAAGAACTGAAGCAAACCGGCGACGTGCTGACCGAGGTCAGGGCGCTACGCCAGGACGTCAATCAGGTTGAGGCCGGACTGAAAGCACTAAACCAGCAGCGCACCGCAACGGGAGAGCACCGACGTGAAAACATCAAAACCGCACTGGCCGGTAACGGCTGCGCCGTGGCTCCTGTGCCTGCTGCTGGCGCTGACAGCCTGTACCAGCGAGCCGAAGAAGTCAGCGCCGCAGATTATTCAGGAGCCCTTACCGGAAAGCCTGACGGCAAAAACTGACGTCCCGCCGCCGCCGGCCAGGCCGATGACGTGGGGCGGGCTGGCTGTCTGGACGGATTCATTACTCGACGCGCTGGATACCTGCAACGCCGATAAGGCGGGGATCCGTGAACTGGAATTACGACGCATTGCCAGGGGGATAAAGTGAAAAAAGCTGAATTGCTGCGTGCTGCGCTGATCGCCGGTAACGCCTGGTGCAAAGCCAACCCGGAACAAATCACGGTCTGGGTGGAAAAAGGTCATATCCAGATCGAAGCGACCGGCGAAGCGTCGTTCATGTACCACTACACCATTCAGGTGCTGGCGATGGATTTTCCCGGCCAGATTGACGATCTCATGTTGCCGTTGCTGGCGTGGGTGTGGCAGCAACAGCCGGATCTGCTGCTGAATCCCGACAATAACCGCAAGGTGGAATTTGACGCCGATATTGTCAACGACGACGTCGCCGACATTCTGTTTAAGGTGCCGGTCTGGGAGCGCGTCATTGTGACCAGTGAGAACGGCACACCGAAGGCAGAGCACCTGGCCGAGTCGCGCCCTCGCTTCAATGGGGGAGAGTGGGAAATGGTCTTTGATCCGGAGTCAGGAGGATCGCTGGCATGAGCAATGATGATGCACTGTTCAATCAGCTTGATGACGTATTTGCTGCCATTCTGTCGGGCATGTCTCCGACTGGACGGCAGAGAACCGCCCGCATAGTCGGCACGACGTTACGCCGTAGTCAGAGCCAGCGCATTGGCAGACAGGAAGCGCCGGACGGGTCGAAGTATCCGACCCGTCGTCGTCGTGTGCTGCGCTCACAGGCCGGGATAGGTTTTGTCTGGCAGGGTGAAAACCGTCGCCTGCGTAACTGGCGGGCCGTTCGTGGCAGTCGTGGCCGCATGCTGACCGGCTTTGATGAAGAGCGTGGCGCAGTCCGTTCGTTCTATCGCGAAGACATTGAGCGCTATCTTGATATCAACTTTAACGAGACGCGCCGCAATACCACGAAAGCCGATCCAATGTTCCGGCGCCTGCGTACCGCGCGCTTCCTGAAGACCCGCGCCACCGCTGATGGTGCGGAGGTGGGTTATTCCGGCGTTGCCGCGCGAATTGCCCGCGTTCATCAGCTCGGCCTGCGCGACAGAGTCAACGACAGAGGCGCAATGGCAACCTATCCCCGCCGTGAGCTGTTGGGCCTGAGCAAGGCAGACCGCATGGCGATAGCCCGCCAGGTAATTGACTCGCTGGGGATAAGCTGATGGGAATTGCCGAATTGCTTCGCCTGCTTGAGAGCATCGCCCGTACCGGCACGGTAACGGAGATCGACGAGGGAAAATGGCGCGTCCGCGTGCAAAGCGGCGAGCTGGAAACCACCTGGTTGCGCTGGAACGCACAGCGCGCCGGGGCGTTTAAAGTCTGGGTGCCACCATCCATCGGCGAGCAGGTCTGGTTCCTGTGCCTGGGGGGTAATACCGACGTCGCGTTTATCGGCGGGAGCCTGTACAGCGCCGACAACCCGGCGCCAGGGGCGTCGCGTAACGAGATGGTGGTGACCGCTCCGGACGGGGCGACGTTCCGCTATGACGCGGAGGCGGGCGCGTTGCAGGTGAAGGGGGTTAAATCCGCCGTGGTTGAGGCGTCAGTCAAAATCACTCTGGACACGCCGGAGGTGGAATGCACCAACCTGCTAACCACCAAAAATCTGAACGTCACCGAAGGCGGTGAGATGCACGGAGATATTGCCCATACCGGCGGAGCGTTCACGTCTAACGGCGTGCAGGTAGATGATCACAATCATGGCGGGGTTGAGCGTGGTGGCAACTGGACGGTGGACACAAAATGACAGAACGCTATCGCGGTATGAATGCTGCAGGTACCGGCACCCTGACCGACGAGGATCATGTGTGGCAGTCAGTTAACGACATTCTGCTGACGCCGGTCGGGAGTCGCCTGATGCGCCGAAATTACGGCTCAATGTGCCCTGACCTTATCGACAGCCCGAAAAACGACGTCACCCGCCTGCAGCTGATGAGCGCGGCAGTCATCGCGCTGGCCGCGTGGGAGCCACGCATTGTACTGGAGACCATCAACGTGACGTACTCCAACAGTGGCGCCGTGACAGCAGAACTGTCCGGCACGCTAACCGAGACCATGGAAAAGAGCACTCGCGCAGTGACACTAAAAGGGGGGGCCAGTGCCGACAATTGATCTATCACAACTGCCATCGCCGACCATTATCGAAGAGCTGGACTTCGAAATTATTCTTGCTGAGGTGAAAGTGGTGATGGTGGCTGCATTCCCGGAGGATCAGCAATCCACCGTCGCGGCAGCAATGGCACTGGAATCAGAGCCACTGAATATCATTGCTCAGGCGATGGCATATCGTGAACTGCTGCTGCGCCAGCGTATCAATGAAGGTGCCGCAGCCTGCATGCTGAGTCATGCGACCAGCGACGATCTGGATAATATTGCCGCCAACCTCGACACAGAACGCCTGGTTATTACCGAAGCGACAGATACCGCAGATGCAGTGATGGAGAGCGATGAGGCGCTACGCCTGCGCGCGCAGGCGGCCTTCGAAGGAATGAGCGTTGCCGGGCCGTCAGCTGCCTATGAGTATTTCGCCCGCAGCGCCAGTGGTAAGGTTGCGGCCGTACGGGCAACCAGCCCGTCGCCGGCAGAAGTGGTGATCGCCATCCTTTCCAGTGACGGAGACGGCACGCCATCAGCCGAGCTGCTAGCGACAGTTCAGGCCGCCGTCAACGATGAAGATACGCGCCCGCTGGGCGATCGTGTGACGGTGCAGGGTGCTGAGATTATTGAATATGCGATTGATGCCACTCTGTATCTGTACCCGGGCCCGGAATCGGAACCGATCATTAATGCCGCCATGGCTTCACTGCAAACCTTTCTGTCGAACGCCGATAAAAAAATCGGCCGGGACGTAGTGCGCTCCGCTATCTCGGCGGCCCTGCATGTGCAGGGGGTACAGCGCGTGGTGATAAATGCACCGGAAAGCGATCTGCAGATCGATAACACACAGGTAGCACGAAATACCGGCTACGAAGTGGAAAACGGCGGGACGGATGAGTAACTCTCTGTTGCCACCATCATCAGGAGACTGGCTCCGCTATACCGAAGCAGGTGCCGCCAGACTGTCGGCAATCACCGTTGCACTTCGCACGCTGTGGACGCCGACGGCCTGTCCGGTTGATCTGCTGCCGTATCTGGCATGGGCGCTATCGGTTGACAGGTGGGATAAGGGGTGGTCGGCGGAGCGAAAGATTGCCGCCATACAACGATCGTACTGGCTGCATCGGCGCAAGGGTACGCGAGCTGCGGTGCGGCGTGTTGTTGAGGATATGGGGTTTACCGCCACGTTTGCCGAGTGGTTTGAGGTCGGTGACGAGCCGGGCACCTTCAGGCTGGAAGTGGGTGTTAACGAGGTTGGGCTGACACAAAAGACGCTGGCTGAACTGAATCGACTGATTGACGACGCAAAACCGGTCAGCAGGCACGCGGCCAGACTCAACATCGCAGTAAAGGTGGCGGGAGACATCTGGGCGGGATCAACGCTATGCAGTGGCGACATTATCAGTATCTATCCGGAAGACTTTGAGCCGGAAGAAAATATTACTTACAACGGCGTGATTTTCCACGACGGCAATTTTAATTACGGGTAAGACTATGACCAGACTGCCAGAATCCTCATCGTGGGAAGAAGAGATTGAGCTGATTTCCAGAAACGAGCGTGTTTCTGGGGGGCTGGACGGCGTGGCAAACAGACCACTGAAAATCCTGGCAAGCCGCACGCGGTATCTCAGAGACCAGGCCGAAACAGCAGATGAATCGATCGCCGAAAAAGTCAGTGCTGTAAAGACGTTCGCCGAGGGCGCAACCCTGGAATCACCGCGTGAAGAAATCCTGTTTGACAGTTATCGCCTTGTGTGGACAGGGGAGTTTCCGAAAACGGTTCTGGCTGGTAGCACACCTCAAGGGTCGGGCGGAATTGGTGCTGGACGCTGGGCGTATACGTCTGATGCCGTGATTCGCCAGGATCTGAGTTCAAGAGAATATGGCCTGGGGGCTTATCTTGACGGTTGGGCCAGGAACGACTCCTGTGAGGTTGCTGCAAATGTCGCAGTGTTTTTGTCCGCTCAGAAAATCAATCTCTGGGAATATAAACACCTGTGCGTTCCAAAGGAAGATGACCCAGCAACGCTGGACTGGGCGCCGGCATTACTTAAGGCGTTAAAAGATGGGGCAAAAAAACGTAAGGCTGTTTATGCCCCTGGCATGGATGAGCCGTATTATGTCTCAAAAATTAATGAGATTTTAACGAACCTTGACACAAGCGGGGCTGAGTCTCGCATGAGCATTTATGCTCTGGTTGGTGATGGTGCTAACCAGACTCGGTTCTATTCTGATACAGCAGATGACCGGGTTATGGAGTTTCGCACGTGTCGCATTATGTGGAAGGGATGGTCATTATCAGGACCTGGCTTGACGGCTTATATGGGTATCAAGCTTGGAGAGTCCACGACAATCAGCGCAGTGAGACTGTCCTACGTCGAAGATGTGAAAGTAGGTTGGTTTAGTAACCCATTCGTAGTAGGTCATGCGTGGGATTCTACCTTTGTGAATTTG